GAATTTCCATCTGCCGGAGTCCACTTTGATTATGCTGGTGTCCGCGCTGGCAGGGCGGGAGAACGTGCTGAGGGCATATGAGGAGGCTGTCAGGGAGCGGTACAGGTTCTTTAGCTTCGGGGATGCTATGTTGGTGTTGTAGCATTAAAATCGTACTTTTGTAAAGTTAATAGGAGGATAGAGATGGCGCTTTCTGGTAAAAATGCCTGGACATGGGCTGGGGAACAAAATAATAGCGCGGTTACGGAAATTCTGCCTGCAAGTGATGGTGGAGATTTATTCCAGAAAAACGGTCGCCTTGCGGTTCCCTCCGGCCTGGTAGGCCCTTGCGGCATACCGAAAAGTGAATGGGGGTCGTCTCCATACCGGGTAGGGGACCATTCCATATGCAGGAGCGACAGCCGGGATTGCAGCCGGTGTCCCATGAATCCAAACAGATCAGAAAATGAAGAATAAGAAAGCCCCAGGAGAATCAAAGCTCCTGGGGTATTTTGTCCCATCATCACCGGTAGATGAAGGAATGGGACAGTCCGTTTTTGAAAACGATGGAACAGATGCGGCCATCCATAACGGAGATGCTGTCAATGATTCCGCGGAGAAATGTTTTCAAGACATCCGCATCCACAGACGATGCCAGGCGTTTATAGTTGATATAGTTTCGGCCGGATAGGTTCTGCGATATAATGAACTCACTGGCCCTCTGAACAAAGATTTCATCAGATACGGACTGGTTCCAGGTGTCCGGGTTTTCCAGCCCTATCCGCTCATTGATGCTCTCCAGGTTCTCAATGAGCTTTTCTTTTTCGATGATGTATTCTTTTTCGGACATCGCATCATCGGAATAAAGGTAAAGGTTCGTCAAACGCTCCAGGGCGCGTTCTGCTTTCTGTTTTTCTTTCCGGAGCCTTGAAAGCTCCGATTGCGCCTGCTTTTTTCCGTCTTTCTTGATTTTGACTCCCTTCCCATACACGTCTCCAGATATTTTTCCGGATGCCAGGACGGAGTACAGGTCATTCAGTCCATCCGGTTCAATTCCTTTTACCTGGATGAAAGCATCACCGCAGAGGAGGCGCCCTTGCAATTCCTTCGGAGAGGATATTTCAGCAAAGCCACGCTGCGCGTTAAGCATATTCAGTATATAGTTAAAAACAAATTCCCCTACAATCGGATCAGAGATTGTTGGGCAGTCGCAGGCGGCAGGAGACTTCCGGCGTGTCGAGCAGGAGTATTTTGAATATTCCCATCCATCCCTTGTCACATTGCCTGGAGAGCTGTTCATGGGCTTTTTGCAGGCATTACAATACATGAGGCCACCGAACACATGAACATGTTTTGATTCATGTTTCCTCTGGTGGATTTTGTACTGTTCTGCCTGGGAATCCAGGATAGCAATTACACGTTCTTTCTGCTCCCGGCTTATCATCGCCAGGTGATGGTCCTGGACGGTTATCCATTCTGATTTATCCTTCCTTTTCTGGCGGTTCCCTTCCTTTAGTCGGTTGTACTGATAATCTCCACAATAAAACACATTACGCAGGATGATTAGGAGAGTAGTGGCAGACCATTGATTTCCGGCACGAGAGAACAGCTGGCGTTCATTAAGGATTCTGGCCACGCAGATCAGTGAACGATGCTCCTCATAAAGATTGTGCATCATTTCCACAACGGATTTCTCCGGCTCATTGAAAGAAAATTCCCCGGTCTGGATGTCATAATTATATCCATACGGAACACGGCCACCATTCCACAGCCCATTATTCGCCCTGGAAATCATGGTAGCGGTCACGCGCTCTGATGTCATGTTACGCTCCAGCTCCGCAAAGACCAGGATGATTTTGAGCATGGCCTCTCCCATAGCGGTAGAGGTATCAAATTGCTCATTCTTGCTTACGAAAATGACGCCAAGCTCTTTCAGCTCATTGTACATGGAGGCGAAGTCCAGAAGGTTCCTGGAGATGCGGTCTATCTTCCAGACAAGAAGATGTGTGAAAACTCCCTGCCGGATCTGGGACATCATCTCCTGGAATTTTGGCCGGTCAGTATTTTTCCCGGAGTAGCCTGCATCCTCGAATATCACATAATCGTCCGTGTTCAGAATGAGGGACGCATACGCGATCAAGTCTTTTTTCTGCATTGGCAGAGAATCTTTATCTACCTGGTATAAGGTGGAGACACGGACATAGATAGCCACACGCGCCTTGCTACGTTCCATCAATGCCTTTACTTTCTTATAAGCCATAGAATACCTCCCAAAAAGAAAAGCCCCTAAAGGGGCTTATTGCTATATCGCAGCCTGCCTCTGGCAAGCGAACTGTGACAAGAACCGGCTTTCCGCCTGCCTTATCCTGGAGTTTATATCTCCGATTCTTCCGTCCCTGGACATGAGCAGCAGCTCCCGGCACTCTTTTGTTGTGAATAGGTGGCATTGGTAAATGCCAGGTATGAAAGCCTTGCGGCAGATGGTGAGCAGTTCTTTTTCTGATATACCGCACCTGCAGCAAAGGTCAAAGATTTTGTTCACGATTCCAACATCCACAGATGCAGTCGATTTCCAGCCGCGGAAATTGTCCTGCTGATAATATAGCAGGCGTTCTATGCTGTCAAAGCCGTTTAAGTCGGAGTAGAAAGCCATGCAGTAATAGGCAAGCGCTATACGGAGATTCCCTTCCAGTTCTACAAACCGGCCCTGGCGCACACGGGCATCCCGGAGCAGGCGGTAATTCCCGGTTCTCAAATATAACTCTACTTCCAGGGTGAGGCTATCCCACCGCATATCATTCCCGGTACCGTCTCCAGAAATAGGACGCATATAATCTGGCAACATAATCCACCTCCATTGTTTATTTCCGCCGCTTGCGGATGCTGTCTATCCTAATAACCTTTTTTCCTCCTCTTGCATAGCGCGGTAAGTATCACACGCGCTTTTCATATATGCAAAACACATATCCTGGAGATTTCCGGGCAAAGAACGAAACATGGCAAGTATGTCTGATTCATCTTGTGATAACGGTTGCGGTTCTCCAGGCTTTACATATTCACTCCCAGTAAGAAGGAGGTCTGTGGAACAATTAAGATATTCTGCTAAAGCAATTACAGCATCGGAGTTTGGAGCGCTACCAGCTTGCCATCTTCCGATGCTACCGGTACTTATTTTACATTCTTTCAATACTGGAGTGGGTTTCAAACCCTTCATGTCGCATATTTCCTTAAAATTATCCCAAAACAAATAAGCCACCTCCAAAAGCAACTCACAAATCGGCGTAAAAATATTGACAAACGCCTTTCAGTGAGTTATGATATATATGCAAGATACATTTGTGCGTTTTATTTTCCTTAACGAATAACACATGCACAAAAACGCTCTTTTATGCGTTACAAGACAAAGAGCGCACATATTCATTTTAACAATGTATCGTTAAAATGTAAAGTCAAAATGTAACGCACATCATAGCAAAGGAGGTAAGAGAGATGGAGAAAAAGCTAACTCCCTGGTGCGAGAACGTAAAAATTGCCATGATTGAACGCGAATTGAGCGTACAAGATTTGGCGGATGCTATTGGGATGTCGCGTGTATATACATCGGCACTTATCAATGGCAGAGTCCAATCCGAAGCGACCATGAAGCTCATAAGCGATACGTTGAACATCGAAAGCCCGGAAAAGAGAAAATCCGATTCCTGGTGCAAGAGCGTGAGGATAGCAATGGTAAAGCGCGGATGGAGTGTGCTGGATTTGGCAAAAGCGGCAAACATGAGCAAAGGCCATACATCGGCGGTCATCAATGGCAGAGTACAATCTTCCCAGGCAGTCAGAACCATAAGCGATGTACTGAACATTGACGCAGCCGCTCTTTCCTCGGATGCTACTTAGATTATAAGCCGAAAGGACGGTGAATGACATGGGGAATGGCTCTATGAAAGACAATGATAATGTGTACTTTCTTGCCAGGAAAAAGGCGGCAGCATACAACGAGAGGCTATACAGCAGGGAAGGGGCGGCGGAACTGCTGGGAGTGTCCGTATCAACGCTGGCCGACTATGAGCTGGGGAATACAAAGGTGGTTCCGGTGGATAAAGTGGTGCTTATGGCGGACCTCTATAACTGTCCGGAATTGAAATACAGCTATTGCAAGAATGAGTGTCCAATCGGAAAGCTGATGCCGATGGCAACGCAGGCAAAGAATCTGGAGGGAATCGCGCTTCGGCTTATCCGGGAGTTTGACGCCGATAAACTGAAAAACATTCAGAAGGACCTAATTGAGATTACAGAGGACGGTGTTGTAGACGATACAGAGAAACCGGCTCTGAAATCAATCATGGAGAGGCTGGACCAGATGGCGATTGCCATCAGTGAGCTAAAGATAGCAGGAGAAAAGGCACTGAAAGGTTGAGGGATGGTTATGGATGCTGCCAAGTTGAGGGAGATTCTGAAAACGCAATATGGAATAAAAGATGATAGCGAGTTCAACACGGCAGTTGAAAAGTCATCTGGAGTAAACCTGGGGCTGTTCACTATGCCGCTGATGGAAAGGAGCAGGGATGGACGCAAGAAAACAGAGACGGCTATTGCGTAGAGTGAAGCTGGCGGCTATTGCAGCTGCTACCGTCTATACATCAATCGGAATAAGGATGATTGTAACGGATGCAGGAGAAGGGATAAAACCGGATCCGGTCATAAGTACAGCAGCAGTCACCGAAGCAGGCATCCGGGAATTTTCCGGGAGAGAAGCAAGCCAGGGAGCAAAAGTCCTGGCACCGGAACCGGAAACCGAACAATCCTCTGAATGGGATGCGGAAGATTCTTATCTGCTGGCAAAGCTGGCGATGGCGGAGGCGGAAGGTGAGGATACCGAAGGTAAAGCACTGGTTATCCTGGTGGTTCTGAACCGGGTACGGAGCGAAGGGTTCCCGGACACGGTGGAGGATGTCATCATGGAGGAACATAACGGAGTCCGCCAGTTCAGCGTCACCAAGGAGGGAGGCCGGTGGTATAAGGTGGAACCGGACGAGGACTGCTACAAGGCGCTGAAGCTGGTAACGTTGGAAGAATGGGATGAATCCGAAGGGGCGCTGTATTTTGAAAGCCGGAGTGATTCTACCTGGCACCAGAATCATTTGCAGTTCCTTTTCCAACATGGGAAACATTATTTCTACAAGGAGGGATGACATTGCGGAAAGTAAAGCGGTTCATATACCGGGAATGGATATGGATAACGCTGGGAATCATCCTCACACGGTTTGCTGCTGAATACGCATACCAGGAGCGCGGATACATGGCATACGGAGGGGAATGGCTGGTACTGCCGGTTCTTCTGCTGACAGTAAACACGGCAAGGAACATCGCCGGTACCGTGATAATGATATATGGAGGAGAGGAGGATGCGGATGCCAGAAGAATTGAAGCGGATCACCGAAGGGTTCCGGGAAACCGCAGGCGGATTGACGGATGGAGAAGCAGATGAAATATTCCGGTTTTGCCTCCGGAAAATGGAGGTATGCGGAATTGAAAACCAGGAGGAATATCTGCCGCTTCTATTCCGGGATGAAGTAAAGAATTTCATCATACGCAGGGGAATAAGCGCTATTACCGCATTGAGAAGGATGGGGGTGGCGGTCAGTGTGTGAGATATGCAGACAGTCTCCGTGTCATCCGAGATGCCCGAACGCCGGAGAACCGGAGGGTAAATACACTTGTATCAAGTGTGGGTATGGAATCATGGAGAATGAAGAATACCTGGCATCACCGGACGGTCCGGTTTGCCTGGAGTGTCTGGAGGACATGACTACCAGGGAGTTAATTGAAATATGCGGCGAGGAGCTGCAAAAAGCATAAAGGAGGATAGGTAATATGACAGGACAGCAGCAGAGGCAGGCGCCGGCACAGCAGGGCCAGCAGGGGGAAGTACAGCGGCCTAAAAGTTCAGCTGTACTCGTGAAGGAGATCATCTCCAGGGATACTTGCAAGAAGAAATTCGCGGAAATCCTGGGGCAGAAAGCTCCACAGTTTCTTGCGTCATTAACGAACGTAGTCTCTGGGAGCGCACAGCTGAAAAGGGCAGACCCTAATTCTATCGTATCGGCGG